CAAATGGCATGGTATCAGCGATATCGTTATCAATATCATCATCAGTGCGCTCTTTCTTAATCTCGCCATTGCTGCGCAAGCGGTCGCGTATATCTTTGATAGCAATGACTCCGCGGTCAAGCAATTGGATCTGAGCCATGAGCAATTGCGGGTCCATAGTCTTGTCATAAAACTCTTTGTTGAGCTCAACTAAACAAGAGCCTGTGCCACCGGTGAAAAGCAGTGACCAATTCAATAGCAGGTTGTAGGCTTCTTCCACGTTATCAACGATAGTTCCTAGCTTGCTATTTTGGCCGGCAAATTTAATGCGAGCGGCTTCCGCAGTTTCAGCAGCGCCGGCATCAGTGATGATTTTCGCGCCAATCTGTATCATCTGCTTTTCTTTGTGCGTCATAGCTTCCATTGGCATCTGGTTTGGGCTTGCCTGCAGCAATGATGCGGATCCGCCAATAGGCAACGGGATTGCTGCACGGCTGCCAAGCATCACGGATCCTTTCAATACTTCATCAACCCAATGCTGAGTCAGGCCGCCAAGCGCAACAGTAGGCTGTCCCACCAGAAAGCAACTTTCTTCAAAGTCAGCCGAGTTTCTATAGTGCGCAACATTAACTACCGCCAAATCATAAAGCGGTGAAATATCAGGAACAGGGTCATTATTGATAGCCCCAAGGAAAACAAACGGTATAAACTCCCAAGGCTTGCCGTTAGCCTGCTTTGGAACAATGTCAGTTTCACCAAATTCATTTTGAATGAGGGCTGCACCGCTCTTGTCATAAACACGCTGAATGTACTTACCTTCACTATCAAGCATAAGCACTCGGTATTGATCTTCAATTTCAGAGCTGAATTCATCAGTTGAAATCTCAGCCTTTTCCTTAAGCACAATCAACACTAATCGCTGCCGGCCATTGATAACGCTAGTCCGCCAGTTGATAACGGTTTCAGCAGGATATGATTTAATAAACGGCGTAAGGCCATCGGTAATTTCTGCAGTAGCGTTTTCAACATTGATTACAGGATATTCAAGCAGCAAGCCTTGCCGAGCGACTTGCAGCACTTCATCAACACTGCGCTTGAGTATTGACGATAAGCTGTTCCCCATACCATCGGCATCAAATTCCATGGCCTTAACCGTAGTCGCCAGTTTAATTTCTGGCTTCTTTTTGAATACCATGCCTAGCAACGCTTCTTTAGTGTGTCCAGTATAGTTGGCATAGTTTGCGCGCTTAAGGTAATCCTTATAACGCTGTTGGTTCTCGGGGCTAATATCGCTAGCATTAGGCACCGGCAAATAAGCGGATCCGCGCATACCAGATATGCCGGTTGAGTTATCTTGGTTAGTTGCAACAGCGTTTTTAATTGCAATCTCACCTTCACAGCAATCGCGCACAATACGCCACCGTTGCAAGTTGTCCTGATAGTCTTTGTTAGCGTCCATTACTGGCATTTTGTTTACCTCGCAAAATTTAATTTAACATTGCTTGCCGGCTTCTCGACAGGGAATAGCTGCCAAATACAATAACCGCCAGCGTCATTAGTATGATCTTTACCTGCCGACTTGTCAGGCTCGCCGCTTTCGGACCACACTTGCTGTTCAAGGTTGTCGGCATAAACCTTACATTTATTGCTGTTTACTTTATACCGGCGTTCGCCCTTGTTGTTCAAAAACATATTATTCATAGAAATAACACGGTCGCGGATCCTTGGATTTTGCCCATTCACAACCACATTAAAACCGGCCTGTTGCAGTAATGCCAAATCGCTTGTTGATGCGTTCTTGGTTGATCTGCCTTGGCCGGCTGCATCAGGATAAACGCTTATCTTGGTATTCTGGTACCTATCATGCAATATCTTAATCACGTCAGGCGTATCGTAACCGTCCGATATTTCATCAACAGCGATAGGATTGCCGTTATCAATTACATGAATTATTGCTGCCATTTTGCCCACGTTAAAATCAATGCCGACGTGTATTGGCTCGCCTTGCTGCCATTCTCTATTGCTGTGATTTAATAGCCTGTCATAACTGCCGTATACGCTGCCGCTTGTCAGGTTTACAAAGTTGCCTTTGATGTAGGCGCTAATGATGTTTGACGGGTAGGATTCAAGCAGCGTTTCAATATAATCATCAGGCAAATATTCTGCATTCTCATAGGTACTAGCCTGCACCATTGAATAACTTTCGGTAGGGTTCTTAGCAAAGCGCTCATAAACGAAGTTGAACCCCTCTGGAGTTGTTGTAACCCCTACGCCGTTAACTACCCCATCAATCTTGTAGCGCAAGCGAGCGATGATTTTACGCCAAGCTATTTCCGCTTTCTTTTTTGGCATTATGTCGATTTCATCAACTAGGCTACGCGCCACCTTGAAACCAACTATTGAAGCGGGGTTATCCATTGTCCGACAAATAATCGTGCCATACGACCAGCGACCACGGAATAAATGCACTTCCTTGTTACCTGTATTTATCTCGCAACGAAAGCCAAGCAGGTCGGCAGCTTCCTCAAAAGTCGGATAAAAAATGTCACGCACCGCCCCAAAGGTCGGGGCGAAGTAACCCTGCGGGGCTTTGGGATGCTTTAACGCAAAAATGGCCAAATCAAGGCAGCCAACGAATGTTTTACCGGATCCAAAGCCGCCAACATAAGCCCTGTATTTAGTATTCAGTTCATTAAGGAAAATATGCTGCGGAGCGCTAAGTTTAAGCATTAGCCTTCCCTTTGGTTATTTTGATATCGCCCTTAGCTTCAGCTACTGCAAAGGTCACCTGTACTGCAGGCGCATCGCCGTCAGGATCCGTTTGCACTTTAGGTTCAATCCAGCCGGCACGTCTAGCCAAGTAATACTGCATCGCAGATACGCTTCCAGCCATGCAAGCCTCAAACAACTTGTTGGCAACCTGAGCATGGCCATTAGACCTGCCTCGCTCTATTGCCTCATTAAATTCAGCCATTAGCTTCTTCTTCTTATAAAAGAAGTCATGGCTCCATCCCATAATTGAGAAAATTTCCTTATCTAACAAGCCTCTACTCGCTAGTGTTTCAATCTTCTTCAAATCAGCAGCCGTTATTTCTATTGGCTTTCTTCCTGTCTTAACTGTCATAAAAGCACCACTTTTGTCGCGCCACTAGCGCATTTTGGCAGTTTAGCAAAAAAAAGCCGCTATAAAAGCGGCCTTCTTTATCTCGCTAACAAAAGCTAAACCTCTTTTGTCCCGTTAAACATAGGATGATTCTGCTCGTTTGGCGTACTACTGAAAACGTGGATAGGCAATACAGTAAGAAAGCTATCTTCTGTTCTGAAGTGATGCGGCGACATAGGATCAAGAATACAAATCATACCTTCACGCAGTTCTGTTTCTTCATTGCAATCGCCTTGGCCGACAATGCTATAACCTTCACCGCGATAAACGTACACAATACGCGGGGTAGCATGAATATGATGAGCCTGCTCGCTAGTATGCGGCGGGATAGTAAGCTGTTGCAGTGTAGGATCCCCAATACGCTCGGGGCTAAAAATCTGGCGAGTTGCACAACCATTGATGTAAGGCAGATTCACATTCTGATCTAGTGATGCTGTTTTATTTCCGCAACGGTAACCACGCAGCACGGCTGCAAAGCCAAAGTGAGCAATAGGCTGCCCATTACCGGCAAACCATCCCACGGTATTTTGCGACTTACCGGTAAACGTGATAATGCTATCGCCTTGCTCAACTACCACCTGCCCATCACCAATTATGGTTTTGTAAGTGTAAAGATCAGATTGCCGGCTAAAATGCTCAGTGCCTGAATCCTTTGCAGTGTAGTAATACGCGCCATACATCTGCGCAATCAATCGTTTTGTTGCTTCTTTCATTTTAAACGCTCCACGCTTTGCTAAAATCATCGCTCTGTATTAAATCGCTCTTTGGTATGCCTACGCGCAGAGCAAGCCTTACAACTTCTTCAGGCTCCATTTGCAGCCTATGTTCAATCTCTTGTTGGCTGATACCTGCATCAACCATTGATTGAATTATTGCCGCCATATCCAGTACGCCATGAGTGCCGCGCGCTCGGTTGTGACGTATTGTGCTCATCTTTTGATGCTCATCGTTTTTAGGGCTTGTAACAACCACCGGAACCATGCCACCTGTCAGGCTGAAAATCTCAGGATCCCCGCTAACCGTCCAACGGTGAAAGCCATCAACAATTTCATTGTCTGGATTGATTACAATTGGCTGTGTCCAGCCGTCTTCCATAATGCTGATTTTCAGCAGCTTCAACTCAGGCGAAGCTACCCGATTAGGGTTATAGTCGTTTGGTTTGATTGAATCACGGCTAACCCATTTAACCGCATTTATTGGCTGATTTGCGCTCATTTCTCGCCCTCGTTGTTTAATTTACCATAAAGCTCTTTTGCTCGTTCTTTTGTGATACCCATCTGCATTTGGGCTTTAATAGCCTCGCCGGCTAAATTTTGGATGATACGCCCCTTGAAGTCCCCGCGGGTAACAATCTTAGAAAGATACATCCAACTAACGCCAGATAAAGGGTGCGGCTGTTCTTCTGGTACCGCGTCATTAGTCAGGTTCTTGTGATGCCGTATAGCCTGATTAAGCACGGATGCCACCTGAGCTTTACCTTTGCCATTAAACGTGTCCAAAACATTCTGTACGTGCGCGCGCCAGCTTGTCTGGTCAGGTTTATAGCCTTGTGAGTAAAGCTCTGTATTTCCGTATCTAGCGGCAGTGGCAGCCCCTTTGACTCGATTAATCATTTTAGCCCACAGCTCAGGGAAACACTCGGCGTACAAGTCAAGCCCACGCAAAGGTTCCTCGCCGTATGGAGGGCAGACACGCTGCTTTAAAAGCATCCCATATTGCCGGCTACGATTAAAGATATCGTAAGTTCTGTTGTAGTCAGCGTCCTTTATTTTAACCAAGCGCCATACGTCCTCACTGCTCCAGTCGTAAATCGGATAAGCGAAAAAGACGCCCTTGTCAGGCTTTGAAATAAAGTTCTCATCTTTCTTCATAGCCACCGCGCGATAACGGCGCAGGCTTTCCTCGGTGCGAATACCTTGGATAACTACTTTGTTAGTGTTCCGGTAATGCTCTATGCCAAAATCCTGCATAGCCATACCAAAGCTAAACCGGCTATGTTCCGTTATAGCGCAATCAGGAATACTTCTGCACCACAGATCCTTTTCATCAGGGTTCCAGCAATACCAGAAAGGCTGTTCGTTTGAGCAAGCGTTTCTGTGCTTAACCGGCAAACAGTACCAATCCAGATTTACTTCAGGCATTGCCTTTACTCGAGCAACATAATCAACTGTAGGCGGGTGCAACGCTTCTTCATCGTAAAAAAAGGCGCTTACAGGTAGCCGCCCCAATTCCCGAGCAACATCGATACAGCACAACAGCATGGCTGTACTGTCTTTGCCACCACTGAAGGAAACAACAACATCATCAAAATTTTGGTAAAGATATCGGATCCGCTCCTTGGCCATTTCATAAACATTTTTATCCATGTATTTTTTCTTGTGTATCTTAGTCATGTTTTTTCACCGCATAAAAAAGGGCTTCATGCAAAAATTCAAAGCCTTTGTCTTTCTTGATGGCATTTAGAACCTGCATTATTTCGGCTTTCTGCTCGCTAGGCATAACCATGGCAAACTCGCTAAAACCTTCATCAGTCTTCTTCATTGAATCAGGCTTTTCATCATCTTCATCGGCATCAAAAAAATCATCATTGGAATCGATAAAATCGTCAATTGAAAAGCCTGTGACTTCAATGTCAAAGCCGGCATCTTGCAGAAAATCAATCTCGCTTTTTAGGGCGTCAAAATTCCAGCCGGCGTTTAAAGCTAACTTGTTATCAGTGATTACAAGAGCGGCCTTTTCGTGCTGATCTAGGCCGACAAGCAGGATGCAAGGCACCTTGGCCATGCCAATGATTGCGGCAGCCTGAGCGCGAGCATGGCCTGCAATAATGGTATTAGTCTCATCAATTAGAATAGGATTGGTAAAACCGAAAGTTCTGATAGAGGCAACAATCTGCGCAACCTGCTTTTCAGAGTGCGTTCGGCTGTTGCTTTCGTAGTTGGTTAACTCGGATAACTTTCTTTGTACCGGCTTATGTTCTTTCATACTTCCTCGCTTATTTTCTGCTATTTGTCCTAAGGTCAGATGCGTAGGCTTCAGCAGCTTCGCATATATCGCGCGCGCTCAATCCTACCAAATTTTTTACTTCCAAAAAAAACTGCTCTATAGCTGCCGCTTGGATTTCAGCAATAGCCTCTCGGGGCTTCAGACCCTCTGTCATTACACTTTTACAGAATAAGGCTGTTTGGTGCGCGAAGTAATCGCGCTCCCACTCTAGCCGGCTAATCTGCGCCTCTGCATTGGCTAGGTCGCAAGAATCGCACTTGCCGACCTGTCTGCCATGCACACAATCTCTGCCGTTGTTCATGCTTCCCCCTTGTAGGCACTAAGGGCTTTTTCAGCAACTTTGATGTCAAGAAAAACCATGCCATTAGTCCTGTAAGACTTGAGCAGCGCTTCAAGCGCTTTAGCCATTGCCTCTGCATCTTGCACCTTAGATGCCGGCGTAGAACTTTCCTCTAGCTGGATCAGTAGAGCATCAGCATTTTGCACCGCCTGCAAAGCAATATTATTTGCCTGCCGGTTGTCATTCTTAGCCAGCAGCCCTTGCATCGCCATTCCCGCGAATTGCTCACGCTTAGTAAGGCCGATGGTTACTCGGTTTTCGGAAAGCATTTCCCGCAACTCAGATACGCTAGTTGCAATTCCACTTGCTGATAAATTCGGCATAGCCGGCAAATCACCGTTTCGCATCATTCACCACCTTTGCGGATTTTGTCGGCGTACTCATTAGCCATAGGTTCTGAGCGGCTTGTGTAATCGTTATCTATATCGTGATGACACTGCTCATAACCTTCGATAAAACCTGCTCTGCCGGCTTCGGCCTTAATATCTGCAAGGAATTTTAAGTAAGAATTCTTCTGCAAAGCATGATCAATTGTTTGCAGCAGCTTGTAATCAGCCAATCCTTGCTTGTGGCACAAGCGAACACAATCACGAGCATCTGATAAAATTCTATGCAAACTTAACAGCTGTGATGATAATCCATTACGCTCGGCCTTCACTTTGTCTGCATGTTCGCGCAACAGATCAAGGTCTTTTTTCAGCGCCACCGACTCGCAAAAATTAGCGCAAGGGCTCACCCCTGTACCGCCTGACTGCTTAACAGGGATAAGTTGAGCAGCTAAAGCATTACGCTCGGTTTTAACCTTCCCAAGCTCGCAAGCCAACTCGATAACCTTGTCCTTAGTCTCGCCACCATCAACACAATTGGTCAGGCAATACTCGTTAGTGGTGCGCAGCTTTGACAACAAAAGATCACGCTCGTTGCTCAATGCTAGAAACTGCATATTCATTACAGAAAGCACCGCCTGCGCATCATTGGCTTTGATTAACACTGCCCCTGAGCCATCACAAGCAACTCCCCAAACCTTAACTGATATTTCGTCCATCTTTTAGCCCTCTTTTACAAATTCAACAAACTGCAAAGCCGCCTGCTGGTCTAACTGAATTTCATGGCAATTGCCGTTTTCATCATAAACAGCAAAGTGAGCCCCGAACTTATCAAGGATAAATTCAATGCTTTCCTTTGCATTTACACTGCAACTTAGCTCGATCCGCTTTTTCATGTTCAGCCCTTCTTAGCAGTAGGTTTTGACGCATAAACTTTGCAAACCACTTTGCCAACAGCGATATGCGTTTCAGCATCCAACGGTTTAACAACTTTGTGGTTATGCACCATACAGCCCGAATTAACCCAATGAGTCACAAGCTGCGGTGATACCTTAAACGCTCGGGCAAAATCAGCCGACGAGTCATAATTTTCTTTGATGTAATCCTTAATCGCTTGCATGTTTATTCTCCTGTTTTATTGAATTTATGATGTTCAGCCGCTATGACTTCCATCGCTTTTTGTAACGCTTCATCGTCCAACTTGGTAACCGGAACGGCTACCCAGCCGGCTTCGCGGACAATGTTCCCCTTAACCTTTTCGCTTTCCACTAACGCCAAGTGAGATTCACGCAGAAATTCCACCAAGGCCAAATGGTTATAGCGACTAGCCATTTTTGTGAACTCAACTTTGATCCTGCGCTTTCCGTTGCTTTCTTCACTCCAAACATAAAGCAAGAAAGTCCACTTGAAAGCGCAGGCATTCAGCGCATTGATTGCCGTATCACTCAATGAAAAACGCTTCGCCGTTTTCAGGCTAAAACTGTGAATATGAGCATCATCAACCGATAACGCCATAGCCAGTGCCGTGCCTCGCAAAGCTCCTTCAGCTTGAATCTGGTACCGCTTGAGCGGGTTATGGGCTTTCCTCTTACTCTTGCTCATTGGCTGCCTCGACCTTACTCAGTACCGCATCAATTTTCTCAGCCAACACATCACCACAGGACTCGCGGATCAGCACAAGCAGGGAGTGCATTTCAGGCGCAGCCGCCAGCAATTTAGCCGCAGCATGGTCATACTCCTCATCACCATGCACCACTGCGCCGGCTACAAAAGTTGAGACAACAACGCCTGAATTATCAACGACACAACAAAAGTTAGCTTTCCACGGAGTATTTTTTAAATTCATTCTGAAGCCCTCAAAAACATTAGCGCCGGCAATACGGCGCAACAGATAACCCACAACAGCACATTCACTGCAACCCCTGCAAAGTCGCGATTATTCGCGGCCTTGCTAGTGTTATTCCCTACCCAATCATGGCCATGCGGATTACTCATGGTTAGCCACCACCATATCGATTAAATGGTCAAAAGCCTTGGCAAAGTAAGCCTTCAACTCTGCGCTTATCACCATGTTAACCAGCTCACCTGACAGGCTGTTTGAGTAGTTATGCTCGGCATATTCAAGCAATAATTCCTCGGCGTTATCCATGCAAACTGCAACAGGGAAAGTTGCCCACAAAGGCTCGTAAGACTTGCCAGCTTCAAGAACTTGGCAAGCTCGTTTGCCAACTGTAAGAGTCAATGCTTCTTCAGCATCTTTGAAAAAATCGTCATGAATTAAACCGGTTTGCGTACTATTCAACTTCAACATGATTTAGCCCTCTTTGTTGATACCGTCTAATGTAAAGTAAAAACTTTACTTAGTAAAGCCTGAGCTTTACCTTTGCCGCAAAATTTTTTAATGCACCTTGCCTGACGGCATCTGCTCAACCGGCCTGCTAACTGCAATAACTGATAGCTCGTACTGAATCCAGCGCAAACAATCATTATTAACAAACGGCTCAAGGCTAGCCCTAATTGACATAAAATAGCCGTAGCCGTCCAACTCAAGCTCAATCATGTTCAATAGCTTGGTTAGCTTCTTGCCAATTTGCTGATCTGGATATTCACTTGCAGCCGCGAAGCAGTAAGCCATCGAAAGCAAAAAATTAGCGCTCATCATCTTTCAGCACCTCTAAAACTTTGTATTTAGACTTCCCAAGGTCAACGCCAATGTAAGGCGCATCAAGGATCACGCAACCAAATCCCATGGTTCTAGCGCGAACAACGGTACCTTTCGGCACCCCTTTCCAATCATCAAGAACTTTGATTTTTACTAGCGTATTTCGCTTTTTCATCAACTCACCTCACAAAAAAAGGCAGCCTAAGCCGCCATTCTAATTTTATGTATTAGCGCCGTTTCGCTCATCTAAGAACTTAGTGAACGCCCTTAAATCTGACAGATCAGGATCAAAAGAAACTGTGACGTTGGCACAAATAGCCTCAAGCAGAAAGCCTTGGAAAAACTGATTAGCATCAGCCTTAATCTGTTCCTCAGTAACAATCAAAACGGCGCTAGTGACGTTCCCGCCTTCCATCAAAACAACTTCACAGCCCATGTTATACCGGCAGTGATTAACAAGCGCCTCGCCCTTTGAGAAGTTTTTAGAGGCATAAACAACAGTCATACGCATGGTATTTTCTCCAAAAAAAAGGGGCGACTAGAAGCCGCCCGATAATGTTACAGTCAAGTTTTCTGTGTTGGCTTTGAAAGTCGCACCTTTCACCATCAAGGCATAACAAACATCAACCAACTTCTCTAAAGTGTCACACTGAATTACCATCATTTCATTCTCGCTTGTTTGGGTTAGCTCAACTCAGATGATAGTAAAACAAACACTTTACACTGTAAAGCACTTTTTTTATAGATTAGTACGCGACCACCAACTTTCCTAACTCGCCTTTAGCCGCCATTGTCACAACAGCTTTCGCGCTATCTTCAGTCAGGCCGGCTGCAGTCAGTAAAGATACAATCTCGCGATTAACTTTGGCTCTGTACGCTTTGTTAGCGGCCTTCTTCTCCAACTCAGCTTGCTCGGCATCTTGCTCGGCTTTAATTCTAAGCCGCTCATTCTCGGCTGCAATCTCGGCATTTCTCTGCGCTTCAATCGCTTTGCGCTTTTCAATTTCGGCATCCGCCAAGGCTTTTGCAACTCTGTCATCATCCTTCCGCTTTTGTTCAGCAATAGCCGCATCAACTGCCGCCTGCTCCCGAGCTTTTTGCTCGGCTTCAAGTTTATTTTTGCGCAACTCAGCAAGCTCGGCTTCCATTGCTTCTTGTTTTTTCTTGCCGGCATAGTACGCGCGCAGCTTGGCGATCGCGCTGTCCTTTGCCTCAATGTACTGACTCAAAAATTCTTCACAATGCTCATCAACCAAGCCGTCTGATTTAAGCTCTTTAACAAGCAACTCAACTTCAGAAGTTGATGCATCAGCGTTTATTGCCGCATCAGCTTTGGCCGCATAACTCTTAATCATGCTGTTGTGCCGCGCAAGCCTTTCAGCTTCGCGCTTTTCCATTTCAGTAAGCGGAGCCCTAACTTCATCACGCAACTTGTCGCAGTTTTCAACAAACGTCTTTAGCTCGGCTTCAATCAATTTCGGCATTGCTTTCAATTCGCGCAAATAGTCGCGGCCAATTTTCTCGACAGCCGTTTTGCTGCGACTAACCTGAGCCGCCAGCGATGCAATTCGCTTTTGGCCGGCTACGGTAGAAAGATCAGCGACCTCGCCTGCGACTTGGCTTTTGATATGGTCAAAATACGGAGCCAAGCCACCTGTTTTGTAGATAGCCGGCGCATTTTCTAAAGTGATTTTTTCAATTTCAATTGAAACAGTTTCTTGCTTTGTAGTTTCCATGGTTTAGCCCTCTGTTTGGATAACGCGATTACTTTATGCTTTGACTTTGTATAAGTAAAGTTTTTATTTTACAGCCCTATCGCTTTTTTTAACTCACGGCATTTAGCCTGATAATGTTTCTTAAGTTCAATCAACTGCTCGGCTGTGTACTTTTTCGGGTCATGGTCCACC